CTGATTGTTTCTCACTTAATTCTGATTGTTTCTCACTTAACTCTGATTGTTTCTCACTTAATTCTTTTTCTTTTTTTAATTTTAATTCAGTATTTTTTTTAATCTCTTCTGATTTTTCAGTTATTAATTTATAAGAAAAAGTTTCAGATTTTCTATCAGAATTTACAGATTTTTGTTCATGTTGAGCGACTTTTCTTAATGTATTTTGTATAAGAGTATAATCTATCTTTGAACCATGGGATGAAGATTCTAGATAATCTTTTTCATTTAATCCAATAAAATATCTTTTTATTTTTTCTTCTTCTGCTTCTCTTATTTTTTTTTCTTCTTCTGTTTCTGATTTACCTTTCTCACTATTTATATCAATCCTTGTTTGTATTTGTTTTTTATATCCAATAATTTGATCAACAGATTCCAAAAGTTGTCTCACGTCAAGTTGAAGAAGTTTGTTTTCTTTAAAACTACTCAATTGCATACTTATTGTATGCATAAATGAACCTTTTTTATCTTTTTCAGGGGAACTTTCTATAAGAGTAATCATATCATCAATTAATAATCCAAATTTCTTTGTAATATTTTTTGAGACATAATACAACATACTCATTTTTAATGTTGTTTGTTGTTCTTCATCCTCTACATCACCCGATTTTATAAATTTTTCAGGATTACATATTACTTCATAATATTCACTAAATTTTTTAAGTATCCTTTCTTTATCTTCATCACTTTCATCATCAATTGGATTATTATTAGATCTATATAATTTTAATATTTTATTTTTTTCGTCATCATTTGTTAATTCAATTTTACAATTCGTAGAGTCTGCCATATTTCTCCTATATATTAACAAATATTTATTTTAATATTTATTTTCAATTATTTTATTGTATGTTCCAATTGATATTTTTATATTTTCATTTAATTCCAAATTTAATATACTATTTTTTTTATTCTTAAATTTACTATGATATTTTTTAATTATAGAAATCTGATTTTCATTAAATTTTTTTTTCGTATCTTTAATATTTTTTTGAATATATTCATAATTTAATTGAATTCCTTTATCAGTTTGAATGTATCCATAGATTCTTAAATTTTCATGTGTTACTTTATGATGACAATCTTTACAAAGAGGGACCAGATTATGTTTTGAATTTTTATGATAATGATCTATAATATTATTATCATTAGCAATACATTGTTCTTTAATGTGATGTGTTTCTTCTGATTTTTGTGAACAAATACCACAAATATCCATTATTATTTCAGAATTATAATGAGATTTATTTTCTAACAAATTGTGACTTTTACCTGTTGTTTCTAATTGAACTGATCTTGCCAATGATATAAAATCTTTATTTAAACCCATTGCTTTACAAACTTCTAATCCATATATAGGTGGTCCCGAACCTTTTTCTAATTTTCTATCATAAATTAGTAAATCATTTTCATTATCATATATTATTTTCAAATGATAAACATTTAAATTTTGAATACTTTGAACCAAACTAATATCCATTAACTGATGTAAATGAGAAGTAAAAATAAATGAACATTTAATATCAGAGAGAGTTTTTAATCCAGCAGCAACTAAACATAAAGCAGAAATATTTTCAGTTCCTGAACATAATTCATCACCTAAAACAAGTGATTTATTATCTGATCTTACTAATATACTTCTTAATTCACTCATTTCAACTGCAAAAGAAGATTGACCTTTAAAAATATTATCATTATTTAATATTCTTGTAAATATCTGTGTATAAGGAGAATATTCAAACGCAGAACAAGGAACAAAAAATCCCGATTGAGCCATTATAATCGATAAACCAATACTTTTCATTAATGTTGATTTACCGCAAGCATTTGTTCCATAAAGTAAAATTCCATCTTCATTTAATTTAACATCATTAGGAACATATGGTATATCTTTTTGTATTTTCTCAACGATAGGATGTCTTATATCTTTAGCATCGACAAATGATGAATCACTATCAATTATTTTAGGACGACAATATACATTTTCAATTGATAATTTAGCAGATGTTGAATAAAGATCAATTAGACCAATTAAACAGACAATATTATCCATTATATTTTTATGATTATCATAATAATATTTAATTTTTTCAATATAATTTTCTTTATTTATTACTTGTAATTTTTTTTGTAATTTATTAATATCATCTGATAATTTATATATAATTGGGAGATCAACATGATAATTAGATCCTTTTTGAATTGTTTTTATTTGATCTGTATTTATTTTTAAAAATGTTTCATTTTCATATTTAAATTCTATTTCTTTATTTAATAAATTTTGAAAACTTTTTTTCATAGTTTGTGATCTGTTTTTTGTCATGTATAAATGCCAACCATATTTATCATTACATCCAATTTTGACAATTTCATCTTTATTTTTATCTATATATTTTCCTAATTTTTTAGAAATAGAGATTAATAAATTTTTCTTGATATTAATTTCATTGTCTAATTCATCTAATTCTGGATAAATCGTTTTTTGAAATACCGAACTTTCCATATTTTGTAAAGACCATTTTTCTAATTCATCAATATTAAAAATAGATTCATAATCTTGAATAAAATTTATTAAATCTTCCTTTAATGATAAATAATTATTCATCCATTCTTTCATAGATGGAATTTGAAATAAAATATCTGTTAATTTTAATATAAACTTATAAGAATTATGAATTGAATAAAATTCATATGGATTTAGTATAGATAAACTCATTTTCCTATGTAATTTTTCGATATCAATTATTTTTTTTAATTCATTTTTACAAAGATTAAAAATATATTCTGTATTATTTTTCCCTTGAAATAATTCAACTGAATTATATCTTTCATTTAATTTATTTTTATCTAATATCGGATATAAAATTCTTTCTTTACATAATCTTCTACCAATAGCAGTAGAGCATTTATTTAATAAAGATAATAAAGAACTATATTTCTCCGATAAATGTTCTTTATTATCGATAACATAAAGTTGTTCTACACAATTGTGATTTAATAATAAATATTCTCTATTAATCTTAAACTGAGGTTTTTTTAATGACATGGCATTTTCAATTTTATGTTCATGAATAAATTGAAGCATATAAATATATGATAATGTAATATCAGGATCTCTTTCAAAACCTAGATATTCAATTGGTGATAACATTGATGAATTTTTAAAATATTTACTTAAAAATTGATTTTGAAATGAATTTTTCAAAAAATCACTTGATTTATTTTTATTAATATGAATAATATTAGTATCAATACACCATAATTGAGATAATTTATCATTATTAAAATTTATATCTTTACTATCATAATGAACAATTAATTCACTAGGATTATAATATTGTATTAATCGATATATTTCATCATTCCAATTTTTATTGTCTTCATTTGAAGATAAAATTCTATGGACATAATTATTACCTGTAGAAATATCAATTGTAGATAAACCTGCAGTAATTATATTTTTATTTTGTGAAATAGGATAACTATTAATATAAATAGAAACGAGATTATTTGTATCTAAATTATTAAATTTATCAATAATTGTTGAAGGACTTATTATTTCTGTTACTTCTCTTTCTGGATTAGGAGGGGGAGTCGTTTGATCAATTTTAACAATTGTATAATTATGATTTAATAATATATTTCTGAATTTTAAGAAAGCATGATCTGGAAATCCTGCCATCAGAAAATTATCGTATGATATTTCTTTTATTTTCTTATTTCTTCTTGATATTTGAATATTTAATATATCTGATATTACGTTTAGATTAGCACCAACACTTATTTCATCATTTATAACAGCATATATTTCATAAAATTGACCCACCATCATAAGTACAATTGTATTTTTACCATATTTTTGGGAATATTTTGAATGATAATCTAAATATTCTTTAAGAATATTACACATATCTATATTTTCATAGTTATTCATATTTATCTTATATTATTATGATTTTAATTTTAAATTAAAATATTAAAATCATTTAAAGAAAAAGAATATGATTATTTATAAATGGTAGCAGATGTAGTAAATCAAGAAAATGATAATTTTATTATTAATATAAAGACAGTTCAATCAGGTGCTTTTAGGATATTAATTGAAGCTTTAAAAGAAATTTTAACAGATACAAATATAATTTTTGATGAAACAGGTATTAAATTAATCGCGACAGATAATTCAAAAATTGTTCTTATTCATATGAAATTACATTCTGAAAATTTTGAACATTATTATTGTAAAAAGAAATTTAAGATTGGTGTTAATATGAATAATTTGTTTAAACTCATTAAAGTTATGAGTAATAATGATATATTAAATTTATATATTGAAAAGAATGATGAAAATAGATTAGGTATTAAAATTTATAATGAAGATAAAAATACTCAAACTATATTTAAACTAAATTTACTTGATATCTCAGAAGAAGAAATTAGTATTCCACCGGCTGAATTTGATACAGAATTAACTCTTCCTTCTATTGATTTCCAAAAATTAATTAGAGATATGACAAATATTGGAGAATATGTTGATATTAAAAGTGTAGGTAATAATTTAATTTTAGATTGTAAGGGTGATTTTGCTGTTCAAGAAACAACTTTAAGTCAGATTGATGATAATTCCGAGAATGGTTTAAAATTTTCAATATCTGCTAATCCCGAAAAACCAATTCAAGGAATCTTTTCTCTAAAATATTTAGTTTTATTTACAAAATGTACCAATTTATGTAATTTAATTCATATGTATATTAGAAACGATTATCCTCTTATAATTAAATATAGTGTTGCTAATTTAGGAGAAATTAAACTTTGTTTGTCTCCAAATGTTGATTAATATGTTTTTGAGTAATTTCGTATCCTTTATTCATTATTTTTTCTTTATCAGTTTTATTCATATCAAATTTTAATCCATAACCAATTTCAGCATATATAATTCTTTTGTCTATTTTATTATTTTGTATATCATAAACAGTTTGATCCTGATTTATCATTAAAGAATAAATAAATTCTAATATTGGGAAAATTTCTAATATTTCAATTTTAGATACAGTTCCTCCTCTTATAAATAATCCAAGATAATTTTTAGATTCACAAACTTCAATTGGAAAATGACCTCTTAATCCTCCATCAACATACAAACAATCATTATATTTTACAGGTTTGAAAAATCCAGGAATTGCTGTAGTCATTTGAACTAATTTTATAATTGATAAATCAGGATCAGTTTCATAAGAAATATATTCTAATTGTTTTTTAGTTGCATTAAAAACTTTTACTGTTAATTTCACATTATTATATTCATATAATTCTTTTAATGTGATATCTTCTACTTTTAATTTATTTTTAATAATTTTTTTGATAAAAGATCCACAACCATCAGTTGAAAAAAATCCAAAATCAACTAAAAAATCGTCTATTTTTAAATCTTCATGATCTAATAATTTAAATAAATCATAATTCATAACGATTTCTCTACATAATTCTAACTTAAATTTAATAAGTAAACATACAGATGGAAAAATACCTGCTGATGTTGTTATAATTTCTTTAATACCATCTAAGTTTTCACTAATAATATTATTTTCAAATAAAGATCGAAATATACCAAAATAAGCCATACCACTTGGACCACCTCCGGAAAGAACTAATGTATCTATTTCCATTTAAATTAATAATTGATATTTTTTTTAAATAATATTTTCTAATAAAAGAATATAGAATGTCACAATTAAATATATCAGATTTATATGCGAAAACAAATGAAAAAAATTTAAAAAGATTAGAAATATACGATAATGTATTAGTAAAATGTCACAATCGAATAAAATATAATTCAAATCTTGAAAAAACTTATTGTTTTTTCCAAATACCTGAATTTATAATAGGAACACCTATATATGATATAAATGAAATGAGAAAATATGTAATAAATAGTCTTAAAAATAATGGTTTTAAAATAATGTATATTGAACCAAATTGGTTATTTATTTCATGGATGCAAGAATCTAATAAAAAATTAGTGAATAAAGAATATAAAAAAGAAAAAAAAGAAAAAGAAAAAAGTAAATATAAATCAGTTGATGGTTTTAAACCAACAGGAAATTTAATATATGATGAATCAACTATGTTGGGATTATCTAATAAATTTATTTAATAAGAATTTTTTCCTAAACGATAAATATTATCATACAATATCAAAAAGAAAAAACCTGTAAATATATATAATAATAATTCATTCATTTGATAATTCATATCAATTTTAGGTATTATTTCTTCAATAACCTTTGGTCTAGGGTTATCTTTATTTTTTTTATATTCTATAAATTCTTGATAATCTGGATCATCTTTAAGAGTTTTAGGAATTTGACCATATGGATTAGAAGGAGTTACAATATTACTATTTGCATAATTAACTGGTTTATAACTATCACCAATTAGTCTATCATCTTTTAATAACTGATTTCTTTTAATAGATTCTTTTTCAAAATTTTGTTTATCATTAACAGAAACTAATAATTCTGATTCCATTTCACTAGGTTTCATAGGAGTTACACTTTTATTTTTCTTTTTCTTTTTAGGTTTATAATTTTCACCCCATACTTCGGATAAAGGAGCTCCAAGCATTATAATATAATAGATACATATTTTATTTTATTAATTAATCCATAAAATAAAATATACTAAAAAGTAAATGGAAAATATTATCGATAATTTTAAAAAAGGAACCAGTTATTTAAATGAGAATAAATATTTTATAGGATTATCAATGATATTAGTTAATATTGGAGCTAGATTTATTATAGATGAATTAGACGATGAAACTAGAAGTTACATATCAAATACAATCGTTCGTAAAATATTTATTTTTTGTGCCTTTTTTATGGCGACAAGAGATATATTTACTTCATTGATTTTAACTGTTGTTTTTGTTATTATAATAAATGAATTTTTAGGAAAAGATGAAGAAGATAAAAAAGATAAAAAAGGAGGATCATTTAATAAAGGTGTTCTTGAAAAAGCAATCCAAGATTTGAAAAATGTTCAAAACACAATTTAAAGATTAAGTGTTATTCCACCGCCACCACTTTTTCTATCAGAATCGCCACTAATCAATGAAATATTATCTAAATCTGGTATCTTATTTGGTTCTAAATTCATAGCACTCATTAAATCATCTAAACCATCTGGACCTTCCATATCACTCCTTGCGGGACTTACAGGTCTTCCACCTTGATTTTGTTGAGCATTTCTTTTTGGAGGACCTCCACCCATAAGTCCCCCCATTAGTCCGCCCATTAACCCACTCAAAGGATTACCTCCACCTCCTCCACCTAAACCCATCATTGATTCTAAAGGATTAGGAGGTTGAGGTTGTGGAGCAGAATTATTATTATTCATCGTCCCAACAGCTGCTTCGGCAAATTGTTTCATTAATTCGGGATTTTGTCTTAATACATCATCCATTCCGGGAATAGAAGATTTAAACATAGTATTTGTTAAATGAAACATAAATGCTGAACCAGCTAAAGTTAATAACAATCTAATTTCTGGAGCAATATTATCTCCCTCACCTCCATATTTTTCGTTTAATTCTTCAAAGATTTCATCATAATCATTTAGATTTTCATTTACAGATTCAGACCAACCATCTAACTTAATATTAAAAGGATCAAATTTGCCATTTAAAAATTCTAATCCTGTTATTGCTGCCATCAACATTTTTCTCTGAAACTTAACACTGTTATCAATTTCTCTTTGTTTTTTTAATTTAATATATTCATTTCTCATATCTTCGAGATGTGAATTCATATTATAATTCATAGTAGTTCTAATACCTTGACCTTCTAATTTCTTGAATTTATAAATTAAATCTATTTTTTCATTTTTAATTTCTTGAGGAGTTAATCGGTGAATAGGTTTATAACCTCCATTGTCTTCTTTATCATTGCTACTATTATTCATAATAAAACTATCATCTTTAGGATCTATTGATGGATTATTAATATCTCCATCTACAATTCCTCCTTTATCTTCTACCTTAAAAAAACTAAAGTCATCATTTTTTTCTTCTTTTTTTTCTGGATTTACATCTAAAGGATTTGTATTAGATAATAATTCTACTCCATCAGTTACATTTAGTTTGGGTTCTCCCATAATATCTATTTTTTTTTCCGAATTATTAGAAATACTATTCGAATTATCATCTAAACTAAAACCAAGATTGTCGCTAAGACTATCTCCAACTGAAACTATTTTTGTACCGATATCAAAATCTAAATTAAGATCAACCATTTTAATTATAGTAGAAAGATTTGTTTAAATATATACGCACTTTAACTTAATAATTCTTTTATATTTTCTGGTAATTCATTTATTTTAGAATTGTAAAATTCTTCTATATTTTTAAGATCTTGAATTTCTTTATCATTTATTAAATTAATCGCAATACCTTTTCTACCGTATCTCCCTGATCTTCCAATTCTATGAATATATGTTTCTTTTTCTCTCGGCAAATCAAAATTGATAACCAATGATAATTGTTGAATATCTATACCTCTTGATAATAAATCTGTCGATAATAAAATACGAATTTTACCAGATCTAAATTCTTCCATAATTTTTTTACGATCATCCGAAGATCTTTCACCTGAAATATATGATACAGGGAAATCATCTTCTAAAAATCTTTGATAAATTTCATTTATTTTAATTTTACTATTAATATAAATAATACATTGATTTACATTTATTACATCATATAAATCCGTTATAATATCATATTTCCAATTATTATCTTTAACTTTCACATAAAATTGTTGAATTCCTTCTAATGTTAATTCTTCATTTTTAATTAGAATTTTTTGAGGATTATTCATAAATTTATGAGTTAAATCTAATATATCATCGGGTAATGTTGCACTAAATAAACATATTTGACATTTTTTACTAATTGATATAATTATATTATAAATAGTATCTTTAAAACCATAAGATAATATTTCATCAGCTTCATCTAATACTAATATCTTTAAATCATCCGAAATAATATGACCCCTTTGAATCATATCTAAAACTCTCCCAGGAGTTCCTATTAATATTTCCGGTTTCAAACTTAAATCTCGAATACATTCTGAAATATTAGTTCCACCTATCAATTTAAGAATATTAATATCCATATATTTACTTATTTCAGTCATTACATCATAAACTTGATTAACAAGTTCATGTGTAGGTAATAATATTAAACATTCTGTTTTTTTTACAGAAAGATCTATTTTATTTAATAATCCAATTACATATGCTCCTGTTTTGCCTGTTCCCGATTGTGCCTGAGATATTACATCAGATCCCTTAATTATTTCGGGAATAGACTTCTGTTGTATTGTAGATGGTTTTTCAAAACCATAAGAATATATACCTCTTAAAATATTTTCATTTATATTTAAATCATCAAAATTACTTCCCATTTAAATAAATATTGTTTTTATTCCTTTATATAATAAATATTATTTCATATGTTTCTTTAATAAAGCATGAATTTTTTTAATATCTGAACCACTACAATTATCTAATAAAGAATTATTAGAATCAAACAATAAAAAGGTTGGAACACTTCTTATATTGTATTGATTACTTAAAGTTTCATTTGATTCTATATCAACTTGATAAAAAATAATTTTTGATTCATCTAACCCTTCACTTAATTTTTCTATTAATGGTTTTATTCTTTTACAAGGACCACACCAAGAAGCTGTAAAATAAAAAAGTTTTAAACAATTTTTATCTTTTAAATCTGATATATCATCATTTTCTATATTTTTCATTTAATAACTAAATATAAATTTATTATCATTATTATACTTAATAATCATCATAACTTTCATTATCCGAACTTGATACTTCATTTTCTATATAAAATGTATTTTCATCTTCAATTTCTAATTCTTTGTATAATTCTATCATTAATGGATCAAGTTCTAATTTAGAATTTTTATCTTCATAATATTGTTCTATTTGTTTATCTGTTAATTCTTGAATTTCACTAAAAGTTAAATAATTAAATTTTTTTTTTGGAAGTTTCGTAATTGGTCGTAAATAACAGAAGTCTTCTTTATTTAAAACTAAATGACTATAATTTTTTGGTAAATATTTGTCACATTTATTTGAACACATAAATGAACATAAATTAATTTTATCTCCAATATTTCTACCTTCGGAATCAGTTCTAATATTATCATTTTTTAATAGTAACCAAGGTTTGGTATCTTTATTACAAATAAAACATTTCATTTTAAAATACTATTTATCTTAACAAAGTTATATTAATATATAATATATATGTTGTCAAATTTTTAAATTTGATTACTATTTAACTATTTAAGTATATTATTATAATATACTTATAGTATAAACAATGATCATTCCAAGTGAAATAAATGAATATGTTTCAAATTACGTTTCTAATTATGTTAATGAATCTTCTGTAAGTAAAAAATATGCTTATAGAGTTATAGAAAATTCTCCTCTCATTAGAAATAAGATTGTTTCAGAACTTATTTTAAAATATAATCTACAAGATTCTATTTTAGATGATTCTAGTATTTATTATTTAAATCAATTTGTGAAACATACCATTACCAGTATCGTTAGACAATATTTTGATCATGAATATAATAAGATGAATATCTTATATAAACTTGAAAAACTTAAGAAATTAGAATTACCGGAACAAAGGACACCCGAATGGTATAAAATGAGAGAAACAATGTTAACAGCTAGTTCTTTAGCAGATGCGTTAGGTAAAGGACATTTTAAAACAAAAGAAGATCTTTTAATTGATAAGTCTTCAAAAGATCCTTTACCCTATTTTTCGAATGATATTATTGAATGGGGTGTTAAATATGAACCAGTTGCAACAACCTTTTATGAAAAAATAAATAATGTAAATGTTTTAGAATTTGGTTTAGTTCCTCATCCTGAATTTAAAATCTTTGGTGCATCTCCAGATGGAATTTGTGATGAAAATTCATCCGAAGAATATATTGGAAGAATGTTAGAAATTAAATGTCCTCCAGTTAGAAAATTTACAAAAGAAGTTCCTGAACATTATTGGATGCAGATGCAGGGTCAATTAGAAACTTGTGATTTAGAAGAATGTGATTTTCTACAAGTTAAACTTTTAGAATATAATTCTGAAGAAGAATATGAAAATGACAAATATTTAGAAAATGAGAAAGTTAAAGAAGGATATACCGAATATAATCTTCCAAAAGGTTTAGTTTTAACATTTATATCTTATAATGATAAAAAAGAAAAAAAATATAATTATGAATATTCTAAATTTGATCAATCATATGATGATCTTAAAAAGTGGTCAGATGAAATAATTAAAAATTATAAAAATGAATATTCTGAAATTAAATATAATTGGTGGAGGATTGACAGATATGAATGTACATTGGTCTTAAGAGATAGAGAATGGTGGATGGAAACAATGCCCAAAATTATAGATTTTTGGGAAGATGTTGAACATTATCGTAAAATTGGTAATCAATCATTAATTGATAAAAAATTAGAAAGAAAAAATAAAAGAAAATCAAAACAAAAAAAGAAAAAAGAAGAAAAAAATACTAATGTAATTGAAATTAGTAAAGAAATACAAGAACAAATTAATAATAGTTATTTATTAGATTCAGATTCAGAATAAATTTATTTATCTTCTTTTAGTTTTCTTTCTTCTTTTAGATTTATAACCTCCACCCTTCTTTTTGCCTTTCTTTGTTCCTTTGCCTTTCTTTGTTCCTTTGCCTTTCTTTGTTCCTTTGCCTTTCTTTGTACCCTTGCCTTTCTTTTTCTTTGATCCTGATTTTAACATTTCAGTAATCTTTTTAAAAACTTCCGAATCACCATCTCCTAATATACTTAAAGGAGAAGATTCATCTTTAGTTCCTTTTAGAACTTCAGTTATTCCTTTTTTATTTTTTCTATTAAATTTGTCTAAATTTAATGCTATAAATAATTGAGCACCACCCATATGACCTTTCGCGTAACTACTTTTAGATCCCCAATTTATTTCAAATATTGCTTCTGCATAAAGAGGTTTTCCAGCAGAAACATCAATTGGATTCAAATAAAATTCAACACAATCTTTATAACCTTTAAAGTAAGGATGATTTAATTGTTCTTCAAATTCTTCTTCAAGACTATTTTCTATATCAACGGTTTTTTCTCCTCTATATTTTAAAAGATCTTTATCTCTTAGATTTAAATTTTTAGATCCTCCTATTAAAAGTTTTAAAATTACTTCTTTTCTTTTTTCTTCATTCTTAAAAGGCATAATTTGATAACTTAACTTCATTTTATACTATTACCTAGATTTTTTGTAAGAATCTAAATGAGATTTTGTTAATTTATATCCCCAATGTTGTAATACCTGTCTAATAACAGGTGAAACACTTTTATCATTATAACTCTTACCAGATTTTATAACTTTATTCATTAAATTTCTACGAAATCGTCCCTTAGGTCCAGCTATTTTTGACCATCTATCAATTTGTCTTTGATCATCTTTAGTCCTTCGTCCCATATAAAATCTACAATACCATTGAAACCAACCATAAGGATCTTGTTTTTTAATCCAATCTTTAGATTCCCAATCTTCTAATGAAGAACCACATTTTACTTTGTAAGTATTTACATTCTTATCATATGTTTGAGAAGTTATTTTCTTTTCAATATCTATTCCTTTAAACCAATCTTTTGGATATTCTTTTATTGCCGTTTTACCTGAATGTTTTTTACCAGTTACACCAGAATTTATATTTCTGAAATAAGTCCCTCCAAATGAACCCATTCTTAATACTTGTTTAGGAGTAAGATTAGGTTTAAAATCTGGATAGTCTTTAAATTTAACCATATTATAAATTTGATATATATTTTTATTTTTAAATTATAAAACAATTCAAAATGAATCCTGTTCTAAAAAATTCGAATGTTGTAGGGAAAATCGTAAATAGAGCAATTACGATTAAATCCAATAAATTTGTACCCTGTAATCCAAAATGTATTTGTTTAATGTACTTAGATTTGAATGAAATAAAAAGTCAAGATTATTATAAAAATTGTTTCAGAGAAAAAATAAAGAATACTTAAAAAATATATATATTAATTATATTAAATATGATTGATTGTGAACATTATAAAAACTATAAAGGACCAAATTTAATTTTAGCACAAATATGGAAAAATAAAGATGAAAAACTAGACATCACCGAGTATATCAAAGAATTTTATGGTTATAAGAATGATTGGAATGGGAAATTATATACTTATGATGATATTTTCCCTGGGAGAGATTACAAATATAAATTTTATATTAAATTCTTAGATGAAACTAGTAGAAAACATTGGTTTCATGGGATGGTAGGAAGACCAGATCAATATTTTAATCCTCCTCTAGCAACACCTATAAATACAGTTTGATTATTTTTTATCTAAAAAAACTTTCATCTTTCCATTACCTGTTTTTTGATAAACACCTAATTTTTCACCCAAACCATCTTCTTCTAATACTTCATAAACATACTGTGGATTTTCATTTTTTTTAATCCAATATTCTTTTTTACGATAAGTTAATATTTCGTAATCATCATCTTCATCTTCTGATTTACTTTCTTCTGATGATTCTTTTAAATTGTCGATAGATAACGCCATTCTATCGGCAGCAATATCAGTCGCACACTCACCATATTCAATTTGTTCATTATCAGGATTTAGTCCAGAATCATCTTGATTAGGTAAATTTTTTTCTTGAATTAATATTTCATCAGAAGTATTTTGAATCATATCAAAAACATTATTTATTTTTTTATCTTCTTTTTCATCCTTTTTTTTTAATAACTGATTGAGTCTTTCAATTTCATTTTCTTTTTCATGAATAGTTTTTGCTTGAACCCTTAACATATCAAATCTACCCTCCTCTTCTTTTTCATGTAACATATATTGTATTTTATCTTCAAGATCTCTTATCATTTTTTCATAATCATTAATAACAATTTTCTTATTGGAGATATCTGTTTCAAGATCATTTATTTTAAGATCTTTTTCTTTAATTTGATCTTCTTGATTTCGAATGGTATTTATATTTTCTCTCAATTTTAGATCATTTTCACATTTAAATTGTGTATGAACTTCTTCTAAACGATTATAATCATCAAATAATTCTTGAACTAGAGATGTTATTTTATGTTTTTTTTCACTCATAGTAATAATATCCATTTATATTAATTATAACGAATGACTTTAAATAAATTTATAAATTATAATATAGATGACACAACTTGGAGGATATACAATAGAATTATTTGAAAAAGATCATTGTTCTCCTATCTCAGATGACCATAATTATAGTTGTTTGGATGATAAATTAATAATGAAAATTGCTGAAAAAGTAAATAAAATGATAAAACAAGATAAAAATAATGATTATGAAGAAATAGATTTAGATTCTTCTATTACGGATATTCATAATGAAATTTCAAAAATTTTAAAAAAAATGACAGGTTGTTCTTCAGAAGTTTGTTGGTTAAGTTTTAAAAAATTAATGTCTTTACTTGGAGAACATAAAACTCATTTTGAACAAAGTTTCAAACCATTTATGCCTGATAAATGGTTAAATGATTACAATACATGGTTAAGGACAGATGATATTGAAAAATGTTTAGGACAATATCAGAAAAAACACGATGATTTTTATTTTTATGGAGCTGTCCCTATTGATTTTGATAATTGTTCTGTTAGTCATTTATGTGATATAGATTTACAAGATCATTTAACAAATGGTATCAGTAAAATTGGAATTGTTTTTAATACTGATCCCCATGATGAATCTGGAGAACATTGGATTTCATTTTATACAGATATACATGGTAAAAATTTAAATGGAATACCTGGTATTTATTATTATGATTCATATGGTAATAAACCTCCAAATGAAGTTGAAAAATTAATATCAAAAATTAAAAAACAAGGAGAGAAAATAAATAAAAAATTTAAATATTTTTATAATGATACTGCCCATCAAAAAGAAAATTATCAATGTGGAATGTATTGTATTCATTTTATTAAAGAAATGATAAAAGGTACTAATTTTCGAAATTTTATTAATCGAAAATTAACAGATGATTTGATGTTAAATAAAAGAAAAGAATATTTTATTTCTCCTCAAGAATTAAAATATAATAATAATAATAATGATAGATGAAGAATATTTTATTTCTCCTCAAGAATTAAAATATAATAATAATAATAATGATAGATGAAGAATATTTGATTAAAATTAATTCTTTTTTAATTTTTGCTGCTTTAGTAGGATTAGTCGTTATTGGAGTATTAATCCATAATATTTCAAGTGTAAATGATAATATTAATAACGAAATAAATAATATCGACTCGAAAATGCCAAAATGTCCTAAATGTGATCTAAAATGTCCAGAACCAATGGGATGTCCCGATTGTCCTAAATGTCCTAAATGTCCTAAATGTCCTAAATTACCCGAATGTCCTAAATGTGATAATTTACAAAAACAAATGGAAGAAATTCAAGAAAATCAAGTAAATATTCAAAACCTAAATAATGATCAAAATATTCCTAAACAAAATGAAAAACAACCAATTAAATGTCCTGAATGTCCTACAAAATGTCAAGTAACAAAATGTCCTTCTGTTGATGATATAGTCAAAGGTATTTTCCCAGGTAGAAATCCAAAAGTTGTTGAAGGGGATAAATTTTATGATATTAATGCTTCCAATTCTTATGATGGATTATCTACATCAAATTATTATAAACAGAATTATAAATTTCCAATGGATAAAATAATGAAACCCGAATTACCTCTTAAAAATTATAATATTCAAGGGGAATCGAAAATTAATAATAGTATTGAAAATAATTATGTAAGTTATTCGCAACATTCAAAAAAGATGAAAGATCCTGTTCCATCTAATACAAGTGATCATAATTTTTTACAATCTTTTTTAGATATATTTCCATCATCAAATAAAAAAACAGAAAAAGTTGAAAAAAAAGATAATAAAAAAGATGATAAAAAAGATGATCAAAAAGATGATAAAAATAAATTATAAATGTAATAGATATAATAGATATAATGAAATTAAGTATTTATGAAATTGTCTTATTCTTTTCTTATTTTTTGATTTCAATTATTTCTTTGTTTTACAAATATAAAATAAGTGATTATTCGAATCCCATAAATCCTAAAAATAAAAAATTAATTACATACATATTATTATTTTTGGTTTATATTCCGTTTATTGTTTGTGTATTACATATATTTTATAGAGATTTAGGAATACAATATACTAATTATATTATTTTTAATACATTTATAGTCTTGCTATTAACACCCCTTATTATTTATAAAGATAAAATTTTATCATATAAATTACCATCAACTTATGAAATTGGCGATTTAATAGATACTAGTAAATATGATAGTACTGGCAATTTAATAGATGGTAAAAGTGATACAAATTCTATTAAATTAAGGGCAGCAAAGAGTGAATATTTTAATAGAAGAGATATGGATGAAGGTATTTATGATTAAGTTTCTTTTCATTTAAAGATTTTAATTGTTAAATTAATAAATGTCTTTACATGATATGTATTTTTCTTCTAAAAATAAAAATCATATGTTTAATGTTATAAGAGAATTAGTATTAAAAGAAACAAATGAAGATATTAATAATAATACTGAATATATAGATTTATATCGTTTCAAATATTCATTAATATTTGATAGAAGTAATTCAGATAATTTGGTAGATTTAAATAAATTTTTAATAGATGAAATAGCTCCTATTTATATTAATGATATACAATCTAAATATAATAGTAAAAATATTACTATAAAACCAAAAGAATCTAATGAATCTAAAGAATCTAAAAAAGAAAATATAAAACAAAAAACACAATTATATATTAATTCATCTGAAAGACTTGAAAATAGTTTAAATAGATATGAATATTATATAAATTTACCAGAAAATAAAAAATTTAGTTTAAAACAAATTACAATACCCGTTGAAAATAATATTTTGTTTAGTAATCCTGTAATATGTGTTCAACTTGAGATTAAAAATGAAAAATATGATATATATTGTCAATTTAAAAATGAAATATTAATTCAAAATAAAAAATACAATATTTATGAATCATTTCAAGAATTAGAAATAAATACAGATAGAATTATTAAAGTTTCTATATTAACAAATTTAAGACTAAAAGTTATCGAAAATCAAGATAAAATAAAAATTAAAATAAAAAATATTAAACATAAAGAAAATGATTATTTATGTTTAAAAATAAATGAAAATCATGATATTATTAATGGAGATAATATAGGAATTTATAAAAATAATAAACTAATTTCTTCTTTAATCATAGATAATAAAATAGAAAATAATTTAATTATCAAAGATAAAAAACTCGATTTTGATAATTCTTCTGAGTATTATATTCTTAATATGAATATTCAAAATAATTTATTAATCTTTTACATATAATTTATCACCTAAAATAATAATTGGTTTTTCTGTAAAAATAGAATAACTGTCATTTTCATAAATAGAATAAGGATATATTTTTTGAATACATTTTTCGGGTAATATACTATCTAGACCCATATAATAAAATGTATCATTAACATTATATTTTAATTTGTATCCTTCAAAATAATGTTTATTAAATAATTTTTCAAAGGGTGGAAATTTATCTTTTTCAATATATTTTTCAATTATTTCTGTATCTAAGTTATATAATTCTTGAAATACAGAAAATTCTTTTGATAATCTATCATTATAATGATGTTTAGAATCAACATAATTTAATATCATTTTTGTATCGACATAAACATCACATAATCTTTTACCATTTTCTCTTAAATATCTGATATCAATATCTTCTTTTTTTTTTCCATCAGAATTATATTCATAATATAAAAATAAATTATGATTACTTTCATTACTCGTAGCAGAAATAACATATATATTTTTCTCAACTTCATAGATGTATTTTGCTTTTAATTGTATGATATCAACTTCTTCTAAAACTTTTGCTCCTATTCCAGGAAAATAAGAAATTTCTCCGGTTAATTTATCTGAAAATCTTATACATTTATCATTTAATTCTGGATCATCTATAGTATGTTTAATACAATCTAATGATGATTGTTTAATAATATCATTTATTTGTAAAGAAAATTTATATTTTTCTTCCATTATTTGGAATAAAGATATATCAGCAGAAGATCCATCTATATTTACTCTAATTATATCTTCAATTAAATCTTTATAATCTACATTATCTTCTTTTGATAATTCAGTTTTTATATTTTCTAATTTCCAATTATCAGGAACATTCCAAGTATCTAATTTAGATAATGATTTGTATACTTCTTCAGCATTAAAACCTTCAGGTATTTTAGATAAATATAAATATTGTTCCACATTTTGTTTTTCTTTTGGTAACCAAGGATTTTTAAGATCATTCCCAGTATGAGATTTCATTCTTATTGCTCTTCCTAAAACTTGATCTATACGAACATAATTCCAATAAGGTTCTAATATATGAACTTGACGAACACAAGTTAAAGAAATACCTTCAGCACCAGCACTTGATATAATGATAACTTGACAATATTCACCATATTTATTTTTAACATCATTAAAATAATCTTTCCCTTTTTTTCTTTCATCGGGAGATTCAGAACCTGTAATAAATGTATATCTTAATCCTTTACTTTGAGGTAAATTTTCTGTATCTAATTTTGAATAACCATTACATTTAAGCATTAATTCAAATGATTCAGAACCGGCATCACTTCTAAAGTCACTATAAAATAATATTTTACCTGTAGGAGTTTTATTTTTCATAAATCTCTGCATATTTTCATAAATTGCTTTAAATTTAGGAGAATATTTTTCTAAATCATTATTAATATTAAATAATTTGTTTTGTAAAATCTTATCATATTCGGCATTTTTAAGTCTTTCTATTTCTTTATTGATGCGTAAATTTGTTTCTTTATCTTTAGTTTTTCCTTTTTTCATCATTCTAAAATTTTCTTCATCATTAAATACAACATTACAAGCTTGTCTTGTTCTAATATTATAATGATGTATTTCTTCTTCCCATATACCTTTTCTACTCTGAAATTCTTCTATTCTTTTTTGCCATTCCCATCCTTTAAGATAACCCTCAAACTGGATTTGACTCATAGTTGTAGTCACGATATTTAAATTTTTTATAATTTCATAATTTTTAAATTCACTATCAATATGAGGTTTTATAACTTGGGGCATATAAACTATTGATGATCTATCAATGGGATAATATGATGTTAAACCCATTAACATTCTTTTTAATAAAATCTTTTTTTTCTCCGGAACAATATCACCATTTTCAAAAAAATAACTCATAAAATTTTCATGTTTCGTAGTATCTATTAATTTATCATTTTCATAAATATCAAATAATTTTTGCTGCCTATTAAATGGTATATTTAAATCTTTATCATAAACTACAATATCACCAATTTGAATATTACCAATTTCTTTTTTACTTAAATTATTGAAAGTTGCTTGTTTTGGTAAGATATCATTTTTATCAAATAAAGAATGTAATCCATCATAAATATGAGAGATAAATTTTTCAAATGTTGTATCATTCGATTTAACAGAATAAACAATTTCTGTTTCTTCATCTCTTAAAGATTTAAAATTACTAGTTTCTTGAATATATGATATTGTGATCTTTCCATCTTTTTGAGATACATGAAATAATTCTATAGGAGAAGTATCTTTATAATAAAAATTATTTAATTTATCTGTTATTTCTTCGACTGATTTATTTGTAATAACTGTAAATGTGTATATTTTAATTAATCCTTTTAACATATTATATAAAATTGCTATTTCACAAGGTTTATTAATTACAGGTGTCCCAGATAAAAATATTAATTTAATATCTTTAGCATTGATAATCCACTCATAGAAAACAGAAGATCTTTCTGCTTCTCTTTTCTTACTTAAATCATCAGAATTTAAATTTAATATTTGTCTTACAAAATTATGAACTTCATCAATTATAACAACTTCTTTATAAAATGGAGAATTTATAAAATATTTTTTACGATTCCATTTTAATTTTTTTTCAAGTTTATCGACTATCTTTTTATTTTGAGTATTTAAAACTTTCTTTTCATTTTCATCTAATAATAAATCATAATCTTCTAATTCATCATCATCTTCAACAAATTCTTGAATTGAACTACTTTTAACTTTAGGAAATGGATTATAATGTATAAAATTATATTTTTTAGATATCAAATATTTCATTTGTTCATTAATATAAACTTTTTGATATTCTGAAAGACTTTCATCGTCAATATGAACACCATCACTATCGGGTAACCATACTCCAGATATTTTTGAAATATCTTTTTCCATTTTTTTTATCACAATTTTGCTAGTATCTTTATCTTCATTTAATAATTTTCGTTTCAAAAATAGTTGTGTATTTTTCATAATCTTTTTACGATTGTTCAAACTTAAATTATATTTTTCTTCAATCATGTTTATCATTTTCAAATCAGATATTTCTTGATCAGAATAATATCTCCATAAACTATCTTTATTTAATTCTTCTTTCCCCCAATTTTGTATTTCTTTAATAAATTCTGTTTCTAATGAAGCTGGTAAAATTGTATTTATCTTTAATTCTGTTGAAAGACCTTCTGCTAGAGATACTGCCGATGCTGTTTTACCTGTACCCAATCCATGATAAACTAATACTCCTCTATAAGGGGTTTCTAAAGATAAATATTCTTTAATTAATAATTGATAAACTCTTAATGGAGAATCGGGATTTTTAGTTTCAAGATATTTGTAAAAATCTTTATTTACCCATTCCACAAAAGCTTTTCTATTTACACTAACTGTTTTAGAATCTTCTTGGATTAATTCAATTTCTTCATCAGATGAAGAATCTCCATCATCATCTTCTTCTTCATCATCACTCTGTTTTTTACTATCAACTAAAATAATTCTACCATCATCTAATTTTTCAATAAATTGTTTTTCATCTTCTCTTAATTTTTCTAAATTATCATCATCAATTATTATATTATCACCATTTGCTAATACTAGTACATTTTTTCCTTTTTTAATATAATCATCAATTTCTTTATATTCAATTAATTTAGCATTATAAGATTTTAATTGATGTTCAATTTCTTTTTTTTCTTTTTTTCTTCTTTCTTTTTCTCTTTGTTTATTTCTTTGATATTCTTCATCTCCTAATCCAGGTTCATCACTTAAAGAATCATCATTGACATTAGGTAATCCAGTCCCTTTACCATCATCTTTATCATCTTCTTCTTTTAATTTTTTATATTTCTTTTTTATACCTAGTAACCAGACTTTCCAATTTCTAGTTTCTGCTATACTTTTAAGTTTTTCATCATTTTTTTCTATAAAATCTTTTATTTTATCTTTATTTATTTTGTTTAGTTTTCCGAAATAATCAAGTATTAAATTTCTTAATTCATCATCTTTAATACATTCTTTTTCTAAATCAGTCATATATTAAATAATTATAATTTATTTATTTGGATATAACACTATAATAAATTAAAGCATTTCTAGCAGCATCTTGTTCAGACTTTTTCTTTGTAGGACCAATACCTTTAGATATAAATATATCTTCAGTTTCTTCTTTTCTAGTTATATTACAAATAAATTGATCACTATTTTCTTCTTTAACTGTTTTATATTGTGGATGAACTAAAAAATTATGTTGAATATATCTTAATAATTGATCTTTATAATTATTATCATTTAATATTAAATCAACAATATCAATATGTGTTTCAATACAATTAATGATAAATTTTTCAATTAATGAATAGTCTTTATTACTATCCAAATATAAAGCACCAATAAAAGATTCAAATATATCTTCTAATATATGATCATTTTCTCTTCCCGAACAATCTTCTGTATGTTTTGAAATAATCATAAATTTATTAAAATTTAATCTTTTAGATAAAAATGATAATTGTTCACCACAAACAAATCTAATTTTCAATTTAGTTAAAAATCCTTCATTTTTATCATGATAAAAAACATAACGATTATATAAATAATTTGTAATTACAGATCCTAGCAAAGAATCTCCTAAAAATTCTAATGTTTCATATGATTTATTAAATAATGATAAACAATCTTTTGGTTTTTCATATTCATCATAACTTGAATTATTACAATAAGAATTATGAACAAAAGATTGCTGAAATAAAGATAAATTGTTAATAGTATAATCTTGAATATTTAAATTTTTTAAAATATTCAAAACATCTGAATGAGATAGTGAAATATTCGAAAAATTATAAGGGTTAGATTTAAATTTAGAGTTATCCATTTATAATAAATTTATAAATTATTTTTAAGTTTATTTTTAAGTTTATTTAAGCATTAACAGAGCAAGATTCACCAACTTCCAAAGGTCTTCTAGGGAGATCCGGACCAATTGTAGTATTCATCCACGGACTTACATTTACTTGAGGATTAGGTGGTTCAGATCTTAATTGTAAGTTAGCATTTCTTAAACTCTGACCGATAGTATTAACACCAATATGAGAACCAGCACTCAAAAGATTAACACCTTGTAATATTCCTTCACCCACAGGTTGAGCAGTATTAAATTCTTGAATTGCTTTACTTTCTTCTTGAGGTAATAGATCTTCCGGTTTTAAAGAATCTTGAGGATAACAGGTTGATGGAGTTCTACTTAAATTATCAACCGATGCTTGTGTTTCATTTGTGCCTAATTGTTTCGAGGCAACCGGAGCACCAGCAGTTAAATTATCTTGAACCGGAGAATCGGGATTCATAAAATCAGTGAAGGTTTCAACTCCAACATAATCACCCAAACCAATATCCATTACACAATTTTGAATTACCACAACTAAAAGAACAAGCAAAATACCACACATTAAGGGACTATCTTTACATTCTTTAATTAAATTATCTAAAACCATTTTTATATATATACTATACAAAAAAAAAAATTTATAAATTATCTAATTTTTGTTTTAATTCTAATATTTGTTTTTCAATATCTTTTTTCATATTTTCTTTTTCTTTTTCTTCTTTTTCTTTTTGAATCATTTCATTTAAAATTTCATCATCAACAATATCAATATCTTCTTTTTGATATTCTTCATCTTCAATTAAACATTCATTTAAAATATTAAATTTTTCAGATTTAGTTGTAAATAATTTAATTTGTGAAATATAACAATCACAATAATAATGTTGTTTTAAAAATTTCAAACCTCTTATATGTAAAATTAAAATTAATTCACAATCTTTATTTATTTTTTCAGAATCTAATACCATTTTATTTTGATCATAAATATGACATTGAATTTTATTTTTGATTGTTGGAACCTTAAATGAAAAAATTGGATTATTATCTTTCTTAACCGGTTTTAATGTTCTTTTATACATATCATCAATCATTTCTAATGGGATTTCTTTACCAAACCAACTATTATTATTTCTAAATGTTTCTTTAACATTTCTTTCTTCTAAATTTAAAAAAAAATCATAAAAATTAAAATCTAAATTATTTGATTCACAATCAATTGTATAATTTTTCAAAATATCACTTATATCACTATTACATTTCATTTTAGGAGTTTGAATCAATAAAGGATTTTTTTTATAACTTATACTTGAATAATAATATGTTCCTTTTTTTTCAGGTTTATCATAATTAATACTTTTAATATTAATATCATCATATTTTAAAACACTCATTTTAAAATAATGATAGAAGAAATATTTGAATATAAAAACGTAAATTAAAAATTATAGTATATGAATTTTATTACATTTCCATTTTGCATAAAATTTATCATTCATTCTCCATATTTTATCTAAATAAATATCACATTCCATATTTGTAAAATTCTGAATATTAAATATATTTATCGCACTTGAATTTTCGGATGTTATAGTTGTTTGAAATGAATTTTTACTAAATGGTAATTTAACACTTAAATTTGGATCATATTTCCCTTTTTTATCATATTTAATTTGTGAAATAAAATTATCGGCATCATCTTCAGTTAAACCTATATTTTTCATACATTCAAATTCAATTGTTCTTATTAAATCAAAAAAATATTTCATCTCAGAATCTTCTTTTAAATTTGTAAATTGAAGACTCATATTAAAATTATTTCCAGTTTTTTGAACACCAAATAAACATTTCATTTTAGGTGTTGAAATAATAATATTAGGTTTTTTCCCTACATATAATTGTAAATATCCAAAACATGGATGATCTTTACAATATTCTTTATTATTACATACAGAATAAGTTTTTTCTGTTTGTTTTACACTCATATCATCACACAAAAAAGGAACAAATTGTATTTTTTTAAAATCTAGATTCATGTGATTTTGACTCTTTGACATTTATAATAATTAAATTCTTTTATTTTTATATGATTTAATTACAATTACATTTACATGAAGAAGGAGGTATAACTAATGCTTTACCATAATCAGGTGGTTTATGTTCATAATGAAATGGTTTGCTAGTTAAATTTAATGGTTTATAATTATAAGTTGGTTCTCTCTTATAATCAACAACTGATTTTCTTTTTGTCAAATTATTCCAAATAGAGTGACAAGGATTACCTGTATGAGGTTTTATATTACATGTATCGGGGACAGGTCTGTAATTACCCCATAATGCTGATTCAGAATTTTTATTACATCTTTGAAAATAGTTTCCAAAATTATTTGATTTTCCAAAAGGATTACACTGAAATTTATCATTTGTTGTAGTGAATATATTTGAAATTTTAGAATACTGAGGAGTTTGAATTGTTTCCATTTTATTTTATATATTAGATATATATAAAATAAATGAAAAAAATAGGTGTAACTGTTGGAACAGAAATTGAACCAATATCAAAAGGATATTATAAAAAACATAAAAAGATATTTGATGAAGTAATGGAAGAATTAGAATTAGAATCTACGGATGAAATTACATATGATATTCAACAATATGCTTTAATTAAAAAATGTGCTCCTAAAAATGTCGAAGTTATTCCATTATGGAAACTTGAATATACCAAAAAAGATTTAGATGATTTAGATTTAATTTATGTTATTTATGAATCGACTTTTGTTTTAAGAGATTATGGTATCGAAGGTGTAAAAAAATATAAAACTATGATGAAAAATACTAAATCAATAGTCACACCCGATTCTAAATTTCAAGAATTTGTTTTAAGTAAAAAAACATATATGACATATTTTAAAAAAAAGAATATTCCTATTATGGATACTATTTTTTATAATATCAATAAATACAAAAAAAATAAAAGTGAAGCAAATAAATTATTAAATAGAATCCAAAATAAATTCGAAGGACCTATTTATTGTAAACCAGAATTGGGGGCATTTGCTCAAGGATCAAAGATGTTTAAAAATATAACATTAACTAGTTTAAAAAAATATCTAGATAGTCTTATTAAATATGGATATCAAGACTTATTAATACAACCTTATGTATCTGAATTTCTTAAATTTTATGAAATAAAAACAATATGGATGGATGGTAAATATCAATATGCTTATGGAACTAAAGTATTAGCAAATAGCGAAGATGCTCAAGAAAAAGATCTGGATCAAAAATTATTAAAAGATCTCAAAATAAAAGGAAAAGAAGTTATTGATATCTTATCTAAAGATTTTAATTTACCATTTATAATTAGAATTGATTGGGGATGCTGTTTAATGAATGATAATGTTTGTAGAGATTATTTCTTAAATGAAATAGAATGTGCACCAACTATGGGAGCAAATGATAAACTTGGACTTGATTTTTTTGCTAGATTAGGAAAAGAAATAGTTAAAAAAGTTTAATTTTTATATTAAACAATTTAGAAGATTATTTAAATAATGTAAAATCTTTAATTTTAATTCTTTATTTTAAAACTTATTACATAATAAATCCGATCGAAACATATAAGGGTCAATCAAAGAGACCTTAATTTCAAATTTCGCTTCTATCATGAATTATGTATTTATTCTAATTTCAATTTACAACAATTAAAGGTTGTTGAACACCTATTTAATGTATATATTTTATATTGTTTATTTATACGTAAAATAACTTAATTTTTCTTCAATTTGAATAATTTAAAATTATTCTTATTATAATCATTAATAAATATTTCCCTTTGTTTCTGAATAAATTCTATATCTTCTTCATCATCATCTGAATCAATTTCTAAATATTCTAATGAAAGTTTAGTTAATTCAATTTTATTATTTAATTCAATTAATTCTTTGAAAAAATCCATTATCAAATTAATTAGTTTATTTATTTATTATCAAATTTATTGTTGAATACATCCAGTTCCTTCTTCATCATCTTCATTATTTTCTTCCATTAATTCTTTTACAATATCTTCTTTTTTCTTATAAGAATAAGCAATTAATGATGAATTTTCTTTTTCTTGATAATTAAATATTTTTTTAAGTATTTCAATTCTTTTGGAATCTATTTTACTTGGAAAAACTATATTAAAATCAATAATTAAATCACCATAATCAATATTTTGATTTTCTGTATCTGTTAGTGATAATTCATCTTCTATTTTAATTGGCATACCCTTACCTGGAACTTTAAATAATGTATTTGGTTTAATAATTTCTTTAATAGTTATTGTTATTGGTTCTGATAAATGTGGTATAGTTATTGTACATCCACATAATGAATCAACTAAAGATATTTTATGTTCAATATAAAGATCATCATTTTTTCTTTTATATAATTCATGATTTTGTTCAATGATTTGAATTATTAAATCTTCGGTAACATCAAGTTCAGGGATATAATTCCCTCCTTCTTTTACAACAATATTATCGCCATGTTTTGATCCTTTTTTTATATTTATAATATATTTTGTTTTTTTCATTATACCATCTCTTGATTTATGATTAATAGTAAATTCTTTTTTAGTTCCATTATATAATTCATTCAAAGAAACATTTAATGAATATGTCATTTTACATTTCATATTAAAACCAGGTGGAAATGGACCAGAACTCAAATCTGAAAACATAAATATATTACCACCACCCATCATTTGACTTGTAAAATCAACATTAAATAAAGATTGAAATAAATCTAAAGGACTTTTGAAATTTCCTAAATCCTCTGAAACAGCTTCATAACCAAATTGATCATATAGTTTTTTCTTTTCTGGTTTTGTTAATATTTCATATGCTTCAGATATATCTTTAAAATGACTTTCTGCTTCAGGATCTTTATTTTTATCGGGATGATATTGAAATGCTAATTTTTTATAAGATTTTTTAATTTCTTTTATATCTGAATCTTTTGATACATTCAAAATTGAGTATAAGTCTTTCATTATATTTATTATTGAATAAATATTTTGTATTTATACGTGAATTTTTAATCTCCTAAATCAAATAATATATAAAAACTTAAAGAAACTAATAAAACAAATGGATAATTAATATCTAAAGTTTGAAAATTCCATAAAAATTTATTTGAAAAAGGATGAATCATAAAATTTAATAAACTTGATAAATTTAATCTTTTGTTTCCACAACTTGATATTCGAAATAATATATTACCAACAGATATTTCAGACCATATTATAAATAATAGCGTAGTTAAACCTAAATAAATAAATAAATTCATAATAATAAATTGATATTATTTTCTATATAATAATATAAATTTAAATGATGAATAATAAAGATTTAGTCGTTTTAGCAATTTATGGTTATATTTTATTTTTTGTCCTTAAAAAGGGTCAAACAACTGAAATGATATTATTAACAGTTGGTGCTTATTTTTTAATTACCTCCAGTGCATTAGATAATACATTTGGAACATTGGGTAGTATATTTGGTAAAACACCAACCGGAATTGAAGGATTATCTGCTAGTGCCTCTGTTGATACATCTACAAAAGGTATAACATCTCAATTAGATAGTAATATTCAAACAAATTCCGTTGGAAATTCTTCTAATCAAATGATTGATACTCTTAATATGGGACCATATGATGGAATGTGTCTTCAAACCGGAAATAAAGATAAATGGATGAAATCTCCCGATGATAGTTCTCTTATTTCAAATGATCAATTATTTAGTTATTTAGGAAGTCAAGGACCACTCAAAATGAGATTAAGTGATCAAGCAGCATTGACGGGTCCCCCTATCGATGGTGTTGAAGGATCTCCTAATAAAAATTTCATGTTTGCTAATAATATAACTAGTCCGGCTTGTTGTCCTTCTACATTTAGTACAAGCACAGGATGTGTCTGTACTACACAAAATCAAAGGGATTTTATAGCGGCAAGAGGTATATTAGGTCAAGAATCTAAAAATAATAATAATTCTGAATTTTAATTATCTTAATAACATAGAGTGAATTTTTTCATACGCTTCACCATGTCTTTGATCATATTTTTGTAATCTTTGTAATCTATTTTGTTCTGCTTTTTGTTCTTCCATTTTTTGAAGGGCAAATAATCTTTCATCTTCACTATTCATAGTATATGAAATATTACTTCTTTGAGATTCCATATTATCTATATTTGTACTTCTAGTTGTTATATCAACTGTATTAATATCTATTAATGTTGAACCATCTGTAAATGCCTTCTTATAATCAGTATATGTTAAATTATCCGTAGTTCCTCCAAAATCACTTATTTTTCCTTGACCCAAAGTCATAATAGAATCTTGATTTTTAATAGACATTCGAACTTCAGGATCTTTATATTGAACTACTTGTTGTCCTTGTTTTTGAGACTGTTCTCTTTTATATTTTTCAAATGTATCATTAAATAAATCTTTATTAAAATTATTTTGAAACATTTTAGTATCACCTTTAATCATTTTAACATCTTCAACTTGATTTTTATTCATCCAAGATCCATAACCATCGTCATAAACATCTTCAATACGATTATCTTCATATATTTTATTAAATAAATTAACATCAAAATTATCTTTCATTTCAACATTCATAGTTGGACGACTATCTTGTGTTTTAGTATATTCTCTTGACATTTGTCTTAAATCATTGTGAGAATGATTATTTTGACTTTCACTTAATTTTTTAGTTAATACAGCATATGCTATAGATACTTTTTGAAAAGCATCTTGGGACCCACCTCTATCTGGATGTGTTTTCATTGCTGCTCTAAGATATGCTTTCTTAAGTGTTTTTTCATCATATTCTTTTGGAATATTTAATATTTTATAAGGATCTAATTTCATTTTTTGAGAAGGTTTTTGACTAGATGTGCTATGTGTGCTATGTGTGCTATGTGTGCTATGTGTGCTATGTGTGCCAGATTCTAATCTAGGGACATTTTGTCCTATAATCATAGGATTAGAAGGATCCATTTGTAATCGAACATTTGATGGAACCTGTTGTTGTCTTTGATATTCATTTTGATATTGTTGACTATCTAAATTATATTGATATAATGAATTTATTTGTTGTTGTTGTTTGAAAATTAATTCTTGTTGTTGTCTAATATAGTCAGAATATAAAGATTCATGTTTATCTTTAGTCGGTGTATTTCCCATTATATAATATTAGATTGATTAAAAAAAATAATAAAATTAAACTATTATCTTTTCAATAAATAAAATTATTCCCATAAATAATATTTGAAATGTAATTATAATAGATATTCCTAAACATAATTCTTTTTTATTTTCAATTGGTTTTCCCATATGAACCAATGGTTGATACATTTAAATATAATTTGTAAATTATATTTAAGTATGGATGATAATATTTATAATAAAGAATATAATCACTACGAAGATAGTGATTATATAGAAAATTATACCAAGATAAATAATAAATATAATACCTATTTTATTGAATTTTTATTTTTTTCTTTTATATTTGGTTCAATGGGTTATAATATTTATACGATATGTTGTAAAAATTTTAAAAGATATAAATCTAAAAGATTAAATGAAATTTTATTAAATGATGATTCTGAGAATGAATGTAGTATTTGTTTAGATAAATTTCTAAAAAAAGAAAAAATTATCCAACTAGATTGTAATCATATATTTCATAAAAAGTGTATCATGGAATGGTTTTCCAAAAATGAAAATAATTCTTGTCCCCTTTGTCGAAGAAATAATAGTTAAGTTTTATTTGTATATTTTTTATTTAAGTTTAATTATAAAATGGAAAAATCTGGTGGAAATTTATCTGGTCAAAATTTAAATGAAGTTGTTAAAGAAGTTTCTAATATAGTTCCTGAAACTTCTGCCTCTGATATTATTGATAGTGATATCATTATGAACTTAAAACAATATGTTGAGGAATACAAATTTGAAATATTTATTGGTTTTGTTATTCTTCTTGTAATATTAATGAGTTTGAATGATAAAGGTATCATTGATTTGGATTTTTTAGGAAATTTATTTTCTCAAAATTTATTTGAAAAATTAGAATCGAGACATAAATATATATTAGAACATTCATTAATGGTTCATCTCGAAGATGATGAATTATCACAAAAAAGAATGAAAGATGTTTCCAAAATATACAAACAATATGATTTACCATTAAATACTTTCAAGGCTTTACACTGGAAAAAAGACAAAGAAGAATTAGACAAAATGCCACTTGATTATGATAAAATTGTAAAAGAATATTCTGAAATTCGTCCCGGTTCATATGGTTTAGCAGGATCTTTTTTAAAATGTTTGTTGAAAGCTGTTCAAGAAAATTGGTCTTATTTATTATTTTTAGAAGACGATTCAATTCCTATCTTAACTAAAGATAAATTTTATCCTAAATTTGGTGAATTAATGAATGATTTACCAGATCAGGGTGAAGGAATATTTATGTTGGGAGTTAATGTTCATTGTGATTCTGATCCAAATGATACAAATCATAGATGGTTGAAACATAGTCAAATAAAAGAACAATTAAAAATGGAAGTTTATGGTGCTCATGCTGTTTTGATAAGTCAAAAATATATTCATTTACTTTTTCAATTTATTCTTAAAAATAAAATAGATGATTCTATTGACAATTTTATCAATAAAATGAATCCATGGTTTTGGTGGGGAGATTTATCTGAAAATGGGATGTTTAGAGGATTATATCAACAATATAATACAAATTGTAATGATCGTGAAAGTATTATAAATAATTCAAGAGAATTAAATAAATAAAAATTTATTTTTAATAATAAATTCTATATTAAATATTATGAATAAAATAAATGAAATTATAGAGAAAATATATAATTACAAAATAGAAATATTAATATTGATTATTATTTTATATATAATATACAGATATAAGATAACATACAAATTAGAAATAAGGGATGGTATAAATTTTGATTATCCTATGTATTGTATTTATATTCCTCAGAGAAAAGAATATATTCAAGATTTCTTTGATAAATATGATTTAAATGTGAATATGATAGAAGGAATTAATAAAAAAGATATAAATATTAATTATTTATTAAATAATCGATTAATAAAAAAATGGAATCGTATGAATGAAGGTAGAATAGCATGTCATAATAGTCACTTAAATGTTTTAAGGGAATTTTTAAAAACAGATAATGAAAGATGTATTATTTTTGAAGATGACCTTAAAAGTGATTATTCTAAAAAATCTTTAATTAAAATTTTTAATAGATTAATGAATAATTTACCACCCGATTGTGATATGTTATATATAGGTTATTGTCATGAAAATTGTAATAAAACTAAAGAATATAATGAATATTTTACAAAAGCACATTCTCCAGTTTGTAGACATGCTTATTCGGTGAATCGTAAATCAGCTCAATTAATTATAGATCATACATCTATAATGTTTAATAATGGAGATGAAATGGTTAGACAATTAATAGTAAATAAATATTTGAAAACATATCTTTCTAATTATAATATCTTTCAACAAAATAGAGAAAATATGGGATCAAACTTGGGAAATAATGATAGTTTGCCATTATGTTCAAATTATAGATAACTTTAAACTTAAATTAAATTATTAAATATAATAATATATAATGAACAATACTGAATTTATTTTATATATTAAAAAATATATTAAAAAATATAGATTAGAAATTTCATGCTTTATTATAATATTAATATTATTACTTCTTTTTTATCACAATTATATACCAAATTACAAAGAATATAATTTGTATAATGGTAATCAATGGAATAAATATCGTTTTGGTGATATTTTTAAAGGTTATTTATTTGATAATTTAAAAGGTGAAAATCTTTATTATTTAAGAGATATAAACAAAAATTATCCAAACTCATTTGGTTCCAAATATGTTCAATATTCTGGTTATCCTAAATCATTTAAAAAAAATGATTATGATATATTAGAAAAAATATTTAATGAATATAATTACGATAAACCCGATAATAATACATTAGTAATTCATTTAAGATTAGGTGATATATTAAATACTTCTAAAACACATTATATCGATTATTATTATAGTTATGATTATTATCGTAAATTATTAGAAAAAATTAAAAAAAATGATAATATAAAAAAAGTAGATATAGTAACGGGTTTACATACAAATAAACTAGTAAAAGAATCAAATGATAGATTAAATATTATTCGGAATATATTTGATGAAAATTATCCAGTGAATGTAATTATTACAAATAATCCAGACAAAGATTTATATTATATGTGTCATAGTAAATATTTTTGTAAAAGCGGTAAAAGTGGGGGATATACAAATATAGTATCTCATTATGTTAAAAAAAATAAAAACAATGTTGTTTATGAAGAATAAATTAATTAATATAATGAAATATAATGAATTAATATAATGAACTAATTTTGATTGTTTAAAATACAGAATTATGCCATTTTTTATTTAAATTTTGAATTACATTTTTACAATTTCCTCTATAAAACATTGCCCATATAGAACAATTTCCTGAACTACAAATAATATATTTACACTTAGATATTATTAATATTGTTGCTATAAAATTAAACATATCATAATAATTTTCATCGCCTGATTGTTCATTATGAATTCCATTATTTTTATAACTAGTTTTATTTTCATTAATAATTATAATATTTTTCAAGTTTTTACTATTAATATAATCAATAAATTGAGATGTATCTGTTTGTATTAATATATTAATATTTTTATTTATATCTGTTATTTTTATTATTTGTTTATAAAATTCATCAAATGTATCTATTTTTGTCTCTGTGTATTTATCAGTTCCTCTATAATATACAGATAATGTATTTTTATATATAATATTATACTTTTTAACTAAATTATTAACAATTTTATTGACATTAGTAGAAGGAGTAAAATATTTTTTAATTAACGGTGTTATAGATTTGTAATTTAAATTATTATAATTTGAAAATTGAGATTGGTTTTCTTTATAGTCTATTGGGATTATTATATTGACATTATTTATCTTATCATAATTTTTAAAATAATCAAATGTAATATCTTCTTTTTCATCATTTTTTTTATATAGATTAAATTGTTCAGAACTATCTACAATATCCGGTAATCTTTTATTTAAATTAATATAATCAACAATACTATTTAATCTTATTGAACAACATGAAAAAAATCCAGCATTATGTGTTACTTTGACAATATCTAAATTAAAATAATTAAAATAATTAAATATTAAACCGATAATTAAACCGATAATTAAAGGTATATACCAGTATTTTTTTATATACCGAATTATTTTATCCTTTTTCATATAATGTATCAAATATTTTAAATCCAATGGACACTTAAATGATCTTCTATTATTTTTTTACTATTATTCAAGATTAATTCACTTAATTCTTTATCAATATCATTATTAATAATATTTGCTAATTCTTCTTCATTAGAAACTCCTAAACAATTTACTCCTGATTGAAACAAAGATCCTTTATTAATCCAATCATTATGAAGAATTAAGATACAATCTTGATAAATTGCTTCTAAGAATGTATATTGAGATCCTCCACCATCACCTTTAATAATTGACATATCGATCATATATTTAGCATCTTTTAAAATGCTTCTGTTTTGATAAGTTGGTTCTAAATTTTTAGGAAATTTACCTTTCCAATAATAACCGATATTTAATTCTTGTAATTTATGATGAACATAAATTCTATTTTCTGCTCCAAATAAAAATATATGATTCTCTTTATTTGTGATTAATTTATTTGCTTTTAAAAGTATATCTGTATTTTTATCGAAATCAATTCGAGCAATTGATACACATTTCAAACCTAATCCTTCTTTATTTATTTTAGGATATTCATAAAAAGGATGTCTTAAAAATTGAGAATCTATTTGAAAATTTTTTGATAAATAATCTTGAACTGATTCTCTAATTGTAATCACTTTCATATTTGGTAAAACCGGTGAAAGATCTCCTATTTGTTGAACTAATGGATTACCAGTTTTAGATGCTTTACATTCTGTAGGATCATGTATAACAATTTCTGTATCCTTAGGAAAAAGATGTAAATATTCCCAATAATGTTTATCAACAGCAGTAATAATAATATTGTCTAACTTTAGAGAATCTGCTAAGTTTAAATTTTGATATTGACAATCATAACCATAATCTCTTTTATTTTTTTCTGTTTTCTTTGTTATTTTATAAATAGGAAAATTATACTTTTTTGAAAGATGAGCAGTAAATGTCACCCATCCTCCGTAAATAGGTTTTGCAAGATAAAGAATATTTTTAGGTTTTGTTTCAGTTTCGTAATTTAAAATTAAATCCATTTATAATACTAAAGATTATTTCTTTAAATTTAAACTTTATTAGATGGATGAAGGTTTGTAATATATTCTAATTTATTTAAAAGATTTTTCTGTAATCCAATTAATGCTATTGATGATATAAAATTAATTGAATTTTCTGTTGGTGATTTAATTTTGATATTTAGTTTATTTTCAATATAATTTTTAAGAAATTTGTGAAGATAATACCATATAATAGAAACAATAATTAATTGTAAAATAACCTCAAATAATATTTCTAATTTATTTTCTTTTTTATTGATATCATCATCTAGTGTTGAAAATAAATTATCTATTATTGGAGATATAATTATTAAGATACTTATATAAACAGTTGCGAAAAAGGATATTTTAAATAAAATAGAATTAAATATTTCCATATATTATATATTATATAATATATGAAGACTATA